AACAGCATAGTGCAGGATCTTCATAATATCACGACGAGCAGTGCCTTTCTTGTCATAACGAGAGGCATACTTGAGGATGTTACTGCGGCAGAAGGATTCTCCATCACCACATGCTTCAATCAAATCAAGTGTTTGAACAGCATCGTCACCAGCAGAATAATGCTGATTGTATGTTGCAGAAATATAATCAGTCAGTTCTTTCAGAATACGTTCTTCACTGTACTTAAATCGATTAGGATTGTTACTAGTAGTCATACCAAGGTTAAAAGTAGTTACATCTTCACCAAATCCACTTTTTACATGAGATCCAGTAAAAGTAATATGGTCTTCACCAACAGAAAAGAAACTATCATAAGGAACTGGTTCCGCTGCACCAAAAGTGATGTGATCATCACCCATACCTCCAGGCAAACCACTACCTACGGTGATTGTATCGGGAGCAGCATGTGGATTGCCAGTTAAACTAATTCCATCTTCATGCCAGAAATCTTGATTTGGATTGTCGGGGTGATACCGACCTTCAGCATCTTTTCCTTCAAAATAATCAGTAGTCATTTTTAATTCATCAAATAGAAAGGACCATGCGTTTCCCATAATTATATCAGGATTGCACTTGTTCGTCAACGGGCATCTCGAAATCTGCATCAACTTTGTCGTAGAGTTCCAGGAATGCCTGCTTAGTTTCATCATCGAAACGGTTTACGCAAACTTGAATTGCTTTTGCTTTGTCACCAAAGATATTGTATGCCTTGATGATGTGAACCAGGCGACGGGTGCTGATGATCTCCTCAATACCACCATCGTAGAAAGTCTTACGGATGATGTCTGCCCAGTCAGCAAGTCGCTTGCAGAAGTTTTCATCTGCACAGAGTTTGTTGAGGATCTTGGTTTCAATAGCAGCAGTAGGATACTCCTGCTCAAAGGTCACTGGAAATCGCTCAAGAAAGGCTTCGTTGAGCACGTTAGTTCCAATGAATCGTCCGTCGTCGCTACCTTTACCTTTAGTGTTTGCTGTGGCGATGACGTTGAATCCACTTGCAGGGTCAACCCATCGACCGATTTTTTTAAGGAAAACTCCTTTGCCCTCAAGGATGCTTTGGAGACAGAGAATTTTGTTACTAGCGAGGTCGATCTCATCAAGGAGCAGGACAGCACCTCGCTGGAGTGCTTCAATGACTGGTCCATTGTGCCAGACGGTTTCACCATTAACAAGGCGGAAACCGCCAATAAGGTCATCTTCATCGGTTTCGATTGTAATGTTTACACGGATGAGTTCTCGTCCGAGTTGGGCACACGCTTG